TCTACTGGTGCTGGACGTAGTGGTAGTGATATTACTGGTACGGTGGGCATTGACTGGGAGGTAAAGGCACGTACAGGATTCAATCCTGCTGCTGCTATTGCTCAACTTAAAGACAGAGACAAGGGTGACCTTGGAGTTGTAGTCTTAAGACTGAATGGTCAAGGTGAGAAGTCAGTTGGTGATTGGGTAACCTTACTTAGAGGTGAAGATTTAGTATGGCTACTACGGGAAGCAGGGTATGGTGATAAAAATTGACAATGACTTGCCTTCCATCAAGGCAGTACTTGAACACTACGGCGCAAGGTTACGTAGTAACCACGGTCAAGTCAACCTTAAGTGTCCATTCCATTCTGACACGCACCAGTCAGGGAGTGCAAACCTTGACAAAAACATCTTCATTTGTTTCGCTTGTGGAGTGCAAGGTAACAGTATCCAAATTATATGCAGACAGGAGAGTATGAGTATCTATGAAGCAAAGCGTTTTGCAGAAGGAATTACTGGGGAAAGCCACGGAGAAGTACGCGGAAAACATTTATCAGGCGGAAGCCTACCTAAAGCAAAGAGGAATTCCTCTGGAGGTAGCACGTCTGGCGCGATTAGGCGTAGTCGTAGAACCTGAGACAGGACACGAAGCCTTTGTCGGACGACTCTCTATTCCCTACATTACTAAAAGTGGGGTTGTTGATTTACGTTTTCGTTCTCTTAATCCAGCAGTAGAACCAAAGTATATGGGTCTTACTGGAGCAGAGACCAAGATGTATAACGTGTTAGATGTTGAACGTGCTGGCGATTTTATAGGAGTGTGCGAAGGTGAACTTGATACCCTTACTATGTCTTCTTGCATTGGGATTCCTTGTGTTGGAGTACCAGGTGCGAACAGTTGGAAGAAGCACTACACACGATTGCTGGCAGACTTTGAACGAGTGTTCGTCTTTGCTGATGGCGACCAGCCAGGGACAGAGTTTGCCCGTAGTCTTGCCAGAGAACTGCCAGTTACTATCGTTCAACTCCCCGACGGAGAGGATGTTAATTCGGTGTATGTGTCAGAAGGACCTGAGTTTCTTCTAGCCAAGGTATCTTCTAATGGATGAATACATTTGTGATGAATGTGGTGAACACTTTGAGGATGCCTTTGAATTAGTAGACCACAATACCCCTGAAGATGAGGACGAATTCAACCCATCATTAATCCTGCCCAATGGGTATAGATTACAGATAGGGTCACTGCTTAGATTTATGTACGAAAACTCGGATGACCCAGAACAAATCAGAAAGATAGCCCAGTCTACTTATGTTACACTATTTGCTGCAGAACATTCGCAGGAAGTTCTTGAAGAGTTGATTGAGGAAATGGTTGTCAGTACCGAGATGTTGCGGTTTGATGATAGCCTCAAGGAACTATTAGAAAAGGACGAGCCTAATGACGAAAGCGGAGCGTGAAGAACAATGGCAGATTATTCAGTATCTAACAGGTTTGGGTTTGAAAGTGACAGCGTACGACAAGGAAGGTTCCTTCCTAATCGTTACTCTAAAGATTCCATTGTTGCACGGGAACTCCACCTTGAAGTAAATCTTTCCAACTTAAGTAAGGAACTCAACGAATTATTGTTGAGCAAGCACAAGGATTATGGTCCGAAGAATATTTCCCAAGCCCCTGGCGGTGCCATCAATGGACTGCGTGTACGAATGCACGACAAGTTGGCACGCATCAATAATTTAATTGATAGTGGTGCATCCCCTGAACACGAATCACTTGAAGATTCCTTCAAGGATATGGCGAACTATGCAATCATTGGATTGTTAGTCTTAAGAGGTAAGTGGGATAATGAGTGAAAGAACAGGAACTATTTGACTGGCTTAAGACAGAGTTCTTTCCAGACCTAGAACGTTCCCCAGATACTTACGACGGCTTTGATTGCACTAGTCAAGAGCAAGGTATGTTTATAGAACTTAAGTCACGACACACCCATTACCCTGACTTACTTATTGAACAAGCAAAGTATGATTATCTTATGGCTGAGTCAGAGAAGTTGGCGTTTGCTGCTTACTACATTAACTCTACGCCTGAAGGCGTGTGGTCTTTTAAGTTAGACTCTGTGCCACAGATAGAGTGGGCAGAGAAGTGGCTACCTACAACAACAGAGTTTGCTAATAAGAATAACAAAATGAAATCAGTTGGCTTCCTCAAATTAGAATGGGGAACACAGATTAAATGAACTGGGAAGAAGTCAAGAAGTGGGAGTACGTAGTAGATTCCGTAGCCCTTGAGTACCATAAGAAGTTTGATATGGTAGAAGTTCCCGACTTAAGACAGGCACTATGGTTGTGGTTTGCTGAGCATCCTAATAAGTTAAAAGAGTGGGAAGCAATCGGTGAACGTGATGCAAAGAATCTAATCTATCGTAGCCTACGCAATCAGGCTATTGATTACTGCCAACGTTGGAAAGCAAAGAGTGTTGGCTATGATATAACTGACTTGTATTACTATGCGCCCGAAGTTATTGAAGCAATTCTTCCTGCTGTCTTAAGACAAGAGTATGGCGTACAACATAAGTTAAACCTCGGCAGAGTTGGGCGACCATCTGCACCTAACGAAGGTGGTAACTTGATGGTTCTAATGTTAGAGATTGATGCTGCTTATTACAAACTAAACAAAGAAGATAGACGCTTGATATTCGTACGCCACGGCGAAGCAATGGACTTCAAAGAGATTGCTAATGTCTTAAGTCTTCCGTCTGAAGACGCATCTCGTATGAGATACAAGCGTGCATTAAATAGATTGATTCGTAAACTGGGTGGGCATAAGCCTTACAATGACTACGACTTACCCGACAGTCAAGATGATGAGGTAGACAGCACAGAAGATACCAATGTAAGCAGCGAAGAATAAGGCTGGTATTAATACTGGTGCTATGGCTATTAAAAACTTACGCATTAGGCAAGTCCATCTCACCTGGGTCTACATACATAGCCTCTGAATAGGTGTCGTAGAATTCTTCTATCTCTTTTGCGCTGGCAAACTGAAGTGTTTCATTCTTTGGCTGGCACGCTGAGCATCCACCATTGTCACATACGTTGCACATCTTATCCTCCTGTTGAATAGAATCCGCTACCATTAAAGCGGATGGCTGGTGTGTTGTATATTCTAGTAGACCTATGTCCACAAATGCAACTGACTTCTTCATCTCGTTCTTCTACCTTACGACTTAAGATGGTAAGGCTCATACATTTATTGCAACGATACTCGTATGTTGGCATCAGAACTCAAATCCTATGTACCAGAACCCTAAATCAACAGTAGCAGAATACCTATCTACATTAAACCCTAATGCAAACCCTGAGATTCTTCCGTAAATTAACCAGAACCTCTTAAATTTTTTGTGTGACATCTTCATCCTTCCAATCTATCGGTGTAGGTGCGGTGCTGATTGCGCCACACTCTTTGCATTGCTGTCTTAAGTCATACCAAGATACTTCTCTTGTCTCTTCATCCCACATAACTGTAACAACAAACATCTTGCATCCACATATGCAGGTAAAAATAGGTGTGCCTGTTAGGTCTAGCATCAGTACCATCCTTTGCGCTGACTGTGGTTCCACGCTTTGCAGGGTGTGCCGTAGCGGTGGACGATATATTTATACGCCTTAAGTAGTTGAATTGCTGGGTCTTTGCTGGTTTCTTTGAGCATCTGTGCGATACCGAATGCACTGCTTCCTTGCTGGTTCTTGGCTAAGTGGTCAAACCTTGACTCCTTAGTGAACAACTTATAGATGCACTGCCTCTGTCTTAAGTCCCAATCCCACCCTGCTTTGGCGTATCGCATAGCCAGTATCTTATTGGCTCGCTTCTCTTCCATAGTAGCCTTAGTTCTGGTGTGTTCCTTGGGTACTACTTCAACCCTTACTCCGACGTTGTGCGTCATTGGTGTTATCAGGGCTACTACTATCAACGTTGATAGGACTATCGCTCGTTTTCTCATCCGTAAAGTTTAGCAAGTTTCTTGCGAACATCTCGTCTGTGTCGCTGTTCTGAGGTAACAATCTTCTCATTATCTCTATGCTTGAGTAGTTTATACCGCTCTGAGGTAAGCATTCCACCCCAGATGGTGCCCCATCCACCCCAGAATTGCACGTTCTCTTGCTCTAATCCTTCCTTAAGACACAACTCTTTGACTGGGCAAGTACGGCATAAGGTAATTGCTTCAACGCTACGCAAGACTTGAAGTTTCTGTTCGTCTGCGTGGATAGAGTTCTCGTAATGCCATAGGTCAGGGTCAGGGTGTCCATTACAGTTGCCCTCTGCGTGCCAACGCTTATCAGGTAGCGTCATTAGTTTACCGCCTTAAGTTGTAAGACAGGTAGCACATTGACACACTCTCCAGTATGCATATCTTGAAAGACATCCTTGCAACTTCTTTGTATTGAGTACAGGATTTCATCCTGCTTCTGCGGGTCAAGCAATTCAAAATGTTCAGGTAGTTTTGTCTCATCTACCCACACATCCATTACACGCACGCCCTTTGTTTCGTACGTCAATCTATACTGTTTCATCAGGTAGCACTCTGCCTTTCCAAAATGTTTCAATAACTTTCCAGTCATCCTCTGCGCCTAGTAGTGTGCCCCAGTCCCACGCCTTTGGGTCTCCGTCGTAGGTGTCAATCTCAATAGTTACAAGCCACTTGTCTTTCATTACTGCTCTCCATTCATAGCACGAATGTTTGTCTGTAGAATCTGTGCGAGTTCTGGTTCGTGTTCTTCGTACTCTCCGTCACCCAGATAACCGCTACTCCATTCCTTTGTTGTCTCATCATAGATAGTTCCGTCATCAAAACGCAACTCCTCTTGGTCTGTATCCCAAGACCATAAGTTTGTTTGCGTATCGTATGCGATTACAAAATAGTGCTTCTTCATTTCTTATCTCCTGTCTTAAGTTGTGATAGTTTCTTTGCGCTGTCTATTAGGGACGACCAGTTGAATTCATCCCAGCCACAATCAATACAACCCATACTGCTATCCTTGATGTGCCAGCCACAGTCAGGGCATACGCGCTCACTCATTACTCGCCCCTCATTTCGTCAATAATCTGTTCTTCATCTGTCTTAAGTGGTAGTTCTCCAGCCAAGTGCAAGACCTGTTCAAGGTGTGCAAGGGCTTTGTCTTTGCGCTTATAGTTTGTGCCTAAGACTTCGTTCGCTTTTGCTAGCGTGCTTGCCCTTGCTGTCATCTTCATACCTGTTTTAATCTCCAGTCTTAAGTAGGAAACGAGGCTGTGAAGAATGAATAAATCAACGGCGTGCTTTCCGCTTGCGCCTTGAAACTCTCCGTCCTCTGTGTAGTTGAATCCTTTGCGCCCATTACTGAGCGCGTCTAGTGTGTCTTGAGGTAGCATTACTTTTCTCCTGTCTAGTTGTTGGATTAATCTTTGCGCCCTTGTTGTGCGCTGTCAATAGGCTTTCGTGTGACCTTGGTCTCACGTCTTAAGTAGTATCCGTGAACACATTCGCTGAGTTCAACGAGGCAATCTCCGCACATTACTTGCCTCCAAAATAACACTCTGAAATTGTTCCCCAGCAATACCCGTCCTCGGTGTAGTTGATGTGAGTTGCGAGTAAGTAAACAAGGGCTAGGACTCCCACCCAAAACGCGGTTCGTACAACTGTTCGCACTCTGTAATAGTTCTTTGATTTCATTTTACTTTCCTGTCTTAAGTAGTGAGTTGGATAGCCATTGAGTTACACGTCCAAGAAGTTGTGCGTCTTTGATTGCTTGGATGTCTTCATCTGAAATGTTTGTGTCGTAAGACACGCCACATTCGGGGCAGTCAATCTTTACTAGGCGGTGCGCTCCGTATGGTGAAAGGATTATCTTTGTCACGCTGTCGCAATCTTCGCAAATGCTTTTCATTGTGCCACCTCTTCAATTCTTTTGATGAATTCTAGGTAGGTTTCTTTTACATAGTATGAACAACTTTTTTTATGTTGGTCGTACTTGTATTCGTCACAATTCACACAGTTATTATTAACGTCATACATTACGCCACGTCCTCTCGTTGTGTCTTAAGTTGGAAGAATCTTCCGTCTTCTCCGTCGGTGTAAGACCATCCTTCGCCCTCTGTGTACAGGTAATAGAACTCTTCCCCGCTGTTGAAATCTCGTAGCCAATCTCCCACGCTGTCAAAAGTGCGGGCTCGGTCTGTCTCGTTTCCATATGCGCCCTCTGCTGTCTCCTTGAGGGTGTCTTGTAGTGAGGAGAATCCTCCTAAGTTAATGAGTGCCTGAGCGTCCCCTTTGCTGTTGTAATAGTTCGCTAGTGTTGCGCCTACTCCTTCGGGATATCCGTCCCAATGGCAGTAAATTGCGGTCACCTTGTCGCCTTGCTTGAGTGCTATTGTGCTTCGTGTTGCCATTTTATTTCTCCTGTCTTAAGTAGTTAGTTGTTAAGCGATTGATTGTAGTTGTGGTTGTTGTGTCTTAAGTAGGGATAGACCCTCAACGATTGCATTAATCTGTTGAATTGAGAATGCGTTCTCTACTCTGTCATATCCTGAAACATATCCGCCCTCAATTTCTTTTAGTGCTTCAATCATTTTTGCATAGGCTGGGCGGTACACTTCGCGTTCTTGCTTGCGTGCTAGGTGGCGGGCGTACTTGACACCTCGGTCATCATAGCCGACACGACTTCGGCGGTCTTCGGTTAGAATCTTGACTGCCTCTACCCACTCACAGCGGATGTGACTTAGTGCGACCCACTTCTCCTCGTTGCGTGAGTTGCGAATCAAAACCTCACGAGTCCTGCGAGCCTTCTCGTAATCTGTCTTAAGTTGTGTTTCAACAATTGTCACTCTGTAAAACTTGAGCCCTTTTGCTGTCTTGGCGTAAGACTCATCCGCGTAGTGCTTCTCTCTCCAGTTTGCGGATTCGTTTACATAGTACGCCTTGCCTATGATTAGTTCTGCTCTCTTCATTTTCTTTTTCTCCTGTCTTAAGTCATAACGGGAACTCTTCCCGCTATGTCGTCCCCCGCTATAGTCTCGCTCTATGCGCCCTCTGTAAAGGGTTCGGGGGTGTGAGTTGCCTCACATTATTTGCATTCGCCATAGACGGGCTCTGTAACCCACTCTCCATTCGGTGAGTTCTGATAGGTGATAAGTTGCTGAGTCTCACCTGTTGCACATCCTTGCGCGGTGCCTAGAATCCCAATCATTGCCACGATTAGGGCAAGCATTCCCCCGCAAATTGTGAGGGTGACTTTTGTCATTGTGTCCATTGTCTTTCTCCTGTCTTAAGTCGTTAGTCTAAGTCGCTTACAGTGATTCCGTTTGCGTCGGTGAATGAGTAGGTTGTGTCTATGTCTAGGGTTTTGATTTCCTCAATGTTGGCGCGGTTATAGGCTAGAAATTTTTCTAGGTCTTCGTGTGTGTCAAAAGTTACAATAAATCCGCGTGCGTTCTTGGTGAAATCGTCTCTCTTTACAATGTAGAACTTAAGCATTTTTTTCTCCTGTCTTAAGGCGGGGCGGTGTTGCCCTGCCTAGTGCCTCCGTCGGGTCTTGCACCCGTTGCCCTCTGTTAGGGGCGGAGGCTGTCTTACGTCTTAAGGCTTAACCCCTGCCCCCTCCCCGTCTACTACGAAATATTCCTCGCAATTGTTGCAAGATGGAGCGCACATTTGGAGCGTCTTAGCCGATAGGCGGATGGTGTTACCGCATCCGCACTCTGCCTTGAGGAGATTCTTATTGCGTCCCTTAGGCTTGGCAGCCTCTTCGCTGTCTGCTGTGAGGCGTAGTGCCTCCTCAATTAAGCGGAGGGCATCCGCCCAGCGTGTCGCGCAATCGTCGCTCACCTCGGTGTTACTGAATCCGATGCGGGGTGCTTGTGTGATTGTGAGCCCTAAGCCCTCGGCTGTCTGCTTGAATTTCTTATTGTGATACCCCTCACCTGTCACGCCTTGGATTCCATTCTGCAAATCTAGGGAATGAGCGGTCTCGTGAAGAAGAGTGCCAAGGACGGCGCGGGCTCCTCTTGGGAAATAGTTCGCTGAAATCATAATTTCGTGGAAAGATTCAGCACCTGAAATCCAAGGCTGCCAATTGGTGAAGTGTCCCATTGTGTTGCCTGTCTTGCGGGTGACTAGGATTGTGGCGCGGGGGGCACCTGTCTCCTTGCGGATAATCTCGTGAGCCTCTTCCAATGCCTTGGTGATGATTGAGAGATTCTCTGCTTTCTCACCCTTGGCGAAGATGTCTGCTGCTGTTGTTTCTGTCTTCTTGATTGCTGTCTTCATTTCTTTCTTCTCCTGTCTTAAGCGTGTAATTCACGCTCACAGGATTATCTTCTCAAAATTCCCAAGGGAAAACAAGGGCAAAACGTGTGAATCACATCACATCTTTCCTGAATGATTCCTGAGAGAATCTACCCCTTGGGATTGATTGAACTTTCAATAGTTGAACTTTCAACTACTTTCTCAATCCTGAATCCTGATTTATTTCTGAATGAATCCTGAGAATGAAAGGGGGCTAACCGATTCCCGAGAGGGAGGAGGGGGAGAGTCTGCCCCCTACTTTATCCACAACAGTTATCCACAACTGTTAATTATTCTGTGGATATCTATTTATAACAGGAGAAGAGTTATCCACAGGGGCATAGATGCCCTGACTTCCTGAGAAGATTCTGAGAGGGGGATTGATTCCCCCCTATCTCTCCCGCCTTAAGGCGTAAACGTATGAGGGCAGAGTGATTAAACTACGAGACGGGGGGCGCATATAGTCTCTGCCATAAAATTTCTGTTATATGCACCCCCCTATATATAGCCTCTGACCTGCGGTTTTACCGCAATACCTAGATGTGACCTAAGTCACATAAAATATATTACAGGAAAACGTTCGGTTTTCCGATTTGAACAGGTTATCTTATATGTATAGATATTATATATATCTATTAGGAGCGTCGCTCCGCCTCTGCGGGCTACGCGACGTATATATATAAATATATAATTTATTATATATAATATATATGGGGGAGTTATGTCGTTTTATTGGGGCGTTTAATCTATGTTTTAAGGGGCTATAATGGGACGTAAACCTGGGGTCCAAAACATCCCCAAAGAGGCAGCAAAGAAGCAAGTCATTGAACTGCTAAGCCAAGGCTCAACCATTGTGGACGCTATGAAGGCTGTGGGGCGTAACGAGGTTACCTTCCGCCAATGGGTGATGCAATCCTCTGAATTCAAGGAGGAGTCCGACAAGGCTCGCCTTGCGGGCAAAGGGGTCAAGGCTGACCTGAAGAACCTCAAGGATATTACCTTTGAGGAGTTTTCAACCCAGTTCTTAGAATCTAAACTCTTTGAGCATCAACTTTCCTGGATTGACCTGATTGAAGGACGCGAGCCCCGCTGGCTCCACCCTAATATGATTTACGAGCCAGGGGCTGCCAACCGTGTGTTGCTGAACGTGCCACCTGAGCACGCTAAGTCAACCACCATCACGATTAACTATGTGACCTATGCCCTATCGGTCAACCCGAATATCCGTATCATTATTGTCTCTAAGACTCAGGGTATGGCTAGAAAATTTTTAAGTGCGATTAAGACCCGCCTGGACCACCCATCTTGGATTAAGTTACAGATGGCATTTGGTCCTAACGGCGGTTACAAGGCTGATTCACCAACCTGGTCAGCCGATATGATTTATCTAGGAGCGGGACGCGATTCTGGTGAAAAGGACCCAACGGTTCAAGCACTGGGCTTCGGCTCACAGATTTACGGCGCACGCGCCGACCTGATTATCCTAGATGACGTTGTGATGAACTCAAATGCCCACGAGTGGGAGAAGCAAATTGAATGGCTTCAGAAGGAAGTTATCACACGTCTGGGACGGCACGGAAAACTACTTATAGTAGGAACCCGTGTCGCTCCCGTAGATTTGTACAAACAGATTCGTGATGGCTCTAACTGGACGGGTGGTAAATCCCCGTTCACTTACTGTGCTATGCCAGCGGTTCTGGAGTTTGACGAGAAACCTTTTAACTGGAGAACCCTTTGGGCAAAGACTGACCGCCCTGAAGGAGATGTGGACGAACAAGATGCCGACGGACTTTATCCGAAATGGGATGGACCCGCTCTTTTTACGCGCCGCTCTGAAGTCGCTCCCTCAGTCTGGGCTATGGTCTACCAACAAGAAGATGTCACAGAAGATGCCATCTTCGCCCCTTCAGCAATCGCAGGTTCCGTCAACGGAATGCGAAAGCGTGGACCGTTAAAGGCTGGAACCCCAGGACACCCTAAGCACATTGAAGGATTTACAGTAATCGGTATTGACCCTGCAATGACAGGTGCTACCGCTGCAGTTGCTGCAACTTATAACAAGGCAGATGGCAAAATTTATATTTTAGATGTTGCCAATATGACAGAACCCACACCTGCCAAGATTCGTAATCTTATTGAAGAGTGGGTAATAAAGTTTCGCCCACAGGAGTTGCGTATTGAAATCAACGCACACCAGAAGGCTTACGCGCTAGATGAAGATTTGCGTCAATGGTTGTCAGCCTATGGCTGTACCCTGAACCCGCACTTTACTGGCAAGAATAAGTGGGACACATCTTTCGGTGTTGCATCTATGGCAACGCTCTTTGGTTCGTTGCGTGATGGAAGATTCCAAGACAACAACCTTATTGAACTACCAAGCAATGAAGGCTCTGAAGGCTTAAAGGCTTTAGTGCAGCAGTTGATTACTTGGAAGCCAGATACTAGAAATGCAACAGACTGTGTAATGGCTCTATGGTTTGCAGTTATCCGCATACGCGAGTTAATGCAAAAGAGTTCCAATATGACACGCTATGCGAACAATCGCTGGACTACCAGGGTACAACGCCAAGGTAGAGGAAGCATTAACTTAGACGAAGCCTTTGCAGAGCAATGGCAAGAAACATACGGATAGGAAATTATGGCACTATCAATTGAACAGGTAACGGCGCGAGTTGAATCGCTCCGCTATCGCTCTGTAGACAGAGACCAGCGTAACCTTGACGTACTTGCAGTTCGTAAAGGACAGATTGCATCTGTATACCCTGATTTCTTTCCAGACGGAGTAGACGCAAACGTTGTAGCCAACTTTGTTGATATCGTCGCACGCGACTTGTCAGAAGTTATGGCTCCGCTTCCTGCAGTTAACTGCTCTGCTGCTAACGCTGTCAAAGACCGTGCCCGTGCCTTTGCTGATAAGCGCACACGAATTGCCTCTAACTATTTTTCACACTCAGACCTTTCTGTACAAATGTACCAAGGTGCTGACTGGTATCTCACATACGGTTTCCTCCCATTCATTATTGAATTGGATGAGGAAGCGAAGTTGCCACGCATCCGCCTAGAAAACCCAATAGGTGCTTACCCAGATTTTGACCGCTACGGACGCTGTGTTGCTTTCGCAAAAAGATATTCAATGACACTTGGCGAATTAGTCGCTCTGTTTCCTGACTATGAGTACCAACTGCTTGGTGGCTTACGCTACGAGCAGGACCTTACTCAACAGGTTGAGATGATTCGCTACTATGACAAAGACCAATCCATTATCTATCTTCCTTCAAAGGAGAACTTAGTTCTTTCTCGTGCAGAGAATCCACTAGGTAAGATGATGATTGTTGTCGCAAAGAAGCCATCTGTTGATGGTGAAATGCGTGGTCAGTTTGATGACATCATTGGTATCCAGTTGCTTCGTAACCGTTTTGCTTTACTTGCAATGGAAGCAGCAGAGAAATCTGTACAGGCTCCTATTGTTCTTCCAGCAGATGTGAACGAACTACAACTTGGTGGAGACGCAATTATCCGTACAGCAAATCCTGCTGGCGTTCGTCGCGTTGAACTTAACATTCCTGCTGGTGCATTTACTGAGCAGACACTACTTAACCAAGAAATGCGTGTAGGTGCTCGTTATCCTGAAGGACGTACAGGAAACATTGACGCATCAATCGTCACAGGTCAAGGTGTACAGGCTCTTATGGGTGCCTTTGATACACAGGTCAAGTCAGCACAAGCAATCTTTGCTTCTGCTCTTCGTGACGTAATTCAACTTTGCTTCCAAGTAGATGAATCAATCTTCCCACTTGAGAAGACTATCCGTGGTGTTGACTCAGGTTCTCCTTATGAGATTACCTACAACCCACGCAAGGACATCAAGGGTGACTACTCTGCAGATGTTCGTTACGGAATGCTTGCAGGTCTTAACCCAGCACAGGGACTTATTTTTATGCTTCAGGCATTAGGCGGAGGTCTTATCTCAACTGACCTTGCAATGCGTGAACTTCCATTCACAGTTGATGTGACTAAGGAACTTGAAAAGATTGAAGTTGAGAAGATGCGTGGTTCATTGCTACAAGGACTACAAGCAATGTCTCAAGCAATCCCACAAATGGCTGCTGCTGGTGAAGACCCAACAGACACCATTCAAAAGATTTCTGCAGTAATCAAGGCACGCCAAAAGGGACAGGCACTTGAGGATGCGATTGCGGATGTATTCGCACCTGCAGAACCAGTCCCTCCTGCTGGAGTTGCCCCTGAAATGGTTGAGCAAACGTCCCCTGCTCCCATAGGCGCTCCAGTAGGAGGCTCTCCTATGGAAATGGGTGCTGGTGGTCCACCAGATGTAATGACACTTCTATCAGGTTTAACTGGTGGAGGAGAAGCAACAGCAAGCGTACGAAGCGCACGACAAATTTAATCTAAGGAGGGGACAATGACCACATTAATTGCAGTGCAAGGAAAAGGCTGGGCTGCTATTGGTTGTGACTCACGTTCTTCAGATGAAGATGGTCGTCCAATGGTTATGGCTACACACAAAATCATTGAGAACAATGGCGTATTGATTGCAGGTTCTGGTGCAGGACGTGGCTCAAACATCTTGCAGTTTGGTTGGAAAGCCCCAAAGCCAACAGCAGTAGATGCACAAGACCTTGATGGCTTTGTGACTAAAAAGTTTATACCTGAAATGCGTAAAGTATTTATTGATTCAGGTTACGATATGAAAGAGGACGGGGATGCTGCAGCGCACGATTCAGAATTTCTTATTATTTTGCGCGGAGTTATCTATCCTATCTTTGAAGATTATAGTTGGGACCGTGATGCTCGTGGCATCTATTATTCTGGCAGTGGTAGCACTATTGCCCTTGGTGCTTTACAGATTTTATTGGATGGAGTCAAGACCCTTA